CCACGGGAACCTTTAGCCGCAGCAAGGTCGGCGAGCAGATGATAGAAGTCTTCGACTTGAGCATTGAGGGCGAGATCATCCGGAACGGCAACTACTCGGTCGTTGCGAAGATTGAGCACTTGGATGGCGGCAATATCGTCGCTGCTTTCTCGGATGAAGCGAATCCGGCATGGACGAAGCTGAAGCCTCATTGCGACCACTGCAACGGGAACCACGGTCAGCGAATCACGTTCATTGTGCGTGGCGAGGATGGAACCGAAAAGCAGGTCGGTCGTACCTGCTTGAAGGACTGCTGCGGCATCGACCCTCAGGGCGTCGGTATTGCGAAGCAGTTGTCTGATCTGATTCTTGGCCTTGACGTTGAGCGCTACGACTTCGACGTCCGGCCCGTCCCGACGGTCTATGAAACAGCGAGAATCCTCGCGCTCGCCATCAAGGTCAGGAAAGAACAGGGGTATCGCAGCAGCGGTGAATCCCGCAGCAACAAGGACGTAATGCTGGGCCGAGCCAAGGAAACCCTCACCGAGAAAGAGCTGGCCGAAGGCGCCGCGCTTGCCACAGAGATCGACGCCGTTGATGATGGCGTAGCAATGAAGAACCTGCTGAATAACACGCAAGCGCTTGTTCGCGGTGGCTACTGCAAGAAAAGCCATTTCGGGTATCTCGCCTATGCGCCCGTTGCTTATGAGCGATACGTTGAGTGGAAGCGCAAGAACGACGAACGGGAAGCGTCGAAAAACAGGGAGCGCACTTCTTCGGACTATATCGGCGAAGTCGGCGAGCGCGTGACCGTGGACGTGGCTGAAATGAACCTTCTGACTTCGTGGGAGAACGACTACGGCTACACCTTCCTCTACAAGATCGTTGATGTGCTCGGCAACGTCCTGATCTGGTATTCGTCGAAGTGCGTTGACCCGATGAAACGCCTGAAAGCGTCAATCAAGAGCCATTCTGAGCGTGATGGAGTAAAGCAGACTATCGTCACCCGCTGCACTGCGGTGGCATGAAAGGAGAAATCATTATGAGGAATT